TGGTGTATCCGATTGTACCCTGTACAATGACAGTGAACAACAGGTTTTCCCAGATCAGATCACTTGCGAACAGGCCGCTTCAGACAGATTCTATGAGATGATGGACGGCTTCATAAGATACAACATTCCATTTGAAACCATAGAAATTGGTTGCGTGAAATCCGAGGATTAGTCTTTTTTTGGATGTATAAACATCTTGTCCGACTTGCTGGCCATTCCTATATCTTTGTAGTTCCAGCTCTCCATCAGGTCTGCAAGTTTTTCCTGATTTTGAAACCATTCCAAGCATATCAAAGGTCTGAATTGTTTAATGGTCTGCTCTGCTCCTAGCAAGGCGTCATACTCACCACCTTCTATGTCGAGGTGTATGAGATCACAGTTGTCGAGTCCTAGATGATCTATAGCCAGCACAGGTATTGCTCCTAGACCATCGTGTTTTTCAAACATTCCCGAGTTGGGTTCAGACTGCTTATCAGCAGGATTGCGTATGCCGGCTGTTTTTTCTGTACCTTTACCCAAGAAGGATTGTATCTTGTAGACATTGTGGTGCTCAGATAAATTCTGTGTGAGACAATAGAAATTTAGGTTCTCTGGTTCAAACGTGTATAATGTTTCAAACTGGTCAGCATACTGTTTGGCATACACACCACAGTTGCCACCCGCCTGCACCGCCACCCTCCGGTTCTCAACGTGTTGAATTATGTCCTGCGGCATCTGTATGTGCCTCATGGTCGCTCTCCAACAACGTTTGTCCTCTATTGGCCAAAGCCATCCGTCTCTTATCTCTGTTTCTCTATGTCTGTCCATGTTGTCTCTACTGTTTTGATCTTGCCCCTCGTACCCTTCTCATGGTAGATCAGACATTGGTTGTGTTCTTGTAGATCTGCATCAGTTTTCACGTCAAGATGACGTATCCACTCACCATGTTTTAGATTGTTGTAAGGCGATTGCTTGAATATTTGTTTAAGGACCAATTGGTCTACTCCTATCGTGTCTGTGTCCTCGATCAGTTGTTGCATCTTGAGTGCCGCTTCTTTGGCATCTTTTCTCCTACTGTGATGGAAGTTGCAGAAGGTCGCCATCAGTCTTCCGTTGTATTCTGTGAACGCCATGTCCGATTCTAGGGTTTGTCGTTGTGTTTGGGTTGGTCCACGTAATGCATAAGAATCCACGTCTGCAACGATAACTGATTGACCTTCTAGTAGATTGTGTCCTAGCAGTATGAATCTCTGTGCCTGGCAGTAGGTTACGTATGAGTATGGCCATTTTAACACAGCAGGATCAGTGGTGCAGTGTGTGTATGTCACGTCCAGATTGTCCAGTCTTTGCATTGATGTGTCTGACGGATCTATGATGTGTACATGAATTGGAAACTGCCAGTGTTCTACATAAGTCTTATAGAATCTAGGAAAATAATCTTGAAAGTATTTGTCGTCACATGACGTCATTATGAATCTATCATGTGTGGGCCAGTCGCCTATGATGTCTTTGAACATTAACTTAGGGTGTTTGCTGATTCGTTGGAGTCTAGTTGTCTCGCTATCTCGTCACGATCGTGTTGGTTCATGTTACGCAACAGTGTGCCACTCAAAGCAGTGATGGTCCTATTGGCGGTTGTGATGTTCAACTGTTCACAGCTCTTGGTGATCTGTTGTTCCACTGTGTACCTGTCGTAGTTGGCGGTGTCTATCCTGGTGTCACGCTGTGCCTTGGCCGCCACAGCCGCCAGGTCAGTCGCATCCGTCACGTCAGGCAGTCCGCTGTCCGCCAGCACTTGGTCTATGACTGCACTCTTGTCTGAGTCCGTGTCAGTGGTGTATATTGGATTCAGGTTCTCCTTCTCGTTCTCGTAGTTCTCGAAGTAGGTCTGCCATTGCTTGTTCTGTGCCACTTTACTCATCAACTGCCTCAGCGTTTCATCTTCAGCCAATGAGGTGAATGCCAGGTTGTTTGACAGTGACTCCACATAAGCCCGGAGGCCAGTGATGTTGCTGTTCTCCAAGGCCACCTGCACGTTGATCTTCTCCCGCTGTGCGATTAGATTGTTCCTGTGTGTGAGATATGGTTCACTTGCCAATGCATTATTAAAGTTGGTGTGTGCTGTTGCTACAGCAGTGGCGAAGTTATCCAATGTTTCCTGAAAGTCTGTACTGTCTGCAACGACACTATTAATAAAATTTTTTAGATTGTCATATGCCGTCTCCAACGCCGTCTCTGTGGCCAGGTCAGCGGTCACTATGAAGTTTATTGATTCCAACAGTGATGTGAACACGGGTGCTGAACTGTCTTCTGTCGTTGTGAAGATGTTGTTGAGAGTGCCAAGGTGATCATTCACACTTCTTGATTTGTCTGATGCTGACACACCGTACAGTTCGGGTATGGAATCCTGAATGGTTTGAACGTTCTGTAGTATCTCTAGAAAACTGCCTTGTCCCTGGTCTCCTGTCAGTATATCTGGATCACCTGGTATAATGGAACCATCAATGATTGTAGCACTATGCCTGATCAGATCTCCCAACACCCTTCCTAGGTTAAGGTGTGTGACATTGTTGATGTCATCTTTGAGGTCATTCTTCTGTGATGTTGTCAGCACTCCATTACTTGCTATAACAGAATCCAATTCAAAACTTTTTGTAACCCATCCAACTTTGAGTGTGTTGACTGCGTTCTCCAGTGCCTGGTTGGAGAAGTTTGGTTCATTCTCCACTAGTGATAATAATCCTTTGTTGACTGTCATGTGCTATCCTGCGAAAACATTGGGTGACCCTCTCAACATGCTTCCCCTGTCTGCGGAGTCTCCTTTCCTCGCGACTGGCTTGCCCTCTGCGAATACTGTTCTTGATCCTCTGTTGATCTTCGCCTTGTGTTTAATACAGTAGCATCCATCTGCCGTGCAAAATAAAATTGTGTGTGGTAGGAGCCTGTCGCCGGGTCTCAGCACTCTCCTGCCGTTGATGTACACAGTTTTTGCCGTGGCTATACAACCTATAGCTCTAGTGCAGGCATGTCCTGTCCTGGCTTTATCTATTATGTCTCTTGATATCGCTGGCATGCCAGTATTTATGGATGCTAAAAATTGCTTGGATTATAACTTAAATTTGCTGAATTGGCCTTTTTTGACGTCTTGCTTGATGCCACCCGAGATATAAGATTCTACTTCGGTTTCTTGGGGAGCGACTTGCATGCCTTTAGAACTCAACCAATGCTGTGTCCACGGCAGTGGATTCGCTGATGCCGATATGTCGTATATGGGATCATATCCCAGTGCCCTCAGTCTCTTGTTGGCTATCCACTCAACGTAGTTGCCCAACAGTTTCTCGTTCAAGCCTATGATTGAACCATCCTTGAACAGGTACTTGGCCCATGCCTTCTCTTCCTCAACACAGTCCTTGAACATCTGTATCACGGTTTTCTCCGTGCCTTTCATGGCCTTGGTCATCTCAGGATCATCACCCTTCTGCCATGCCTTGATCACATGCGTTGAAAGATTAAGGTGTGTGGCTTCGTCCCTAGCGATTAGTGAAAGTATCTTCGCTGAACCTTCCATCAGTTTGAGTTCACCGAATGCGAATGTACAAGCGAATGATATGTAGAATCTCAATCCTTCAAGCAAGTTCACTGTGTTCATCGCCAGGTACAGTTGTCTCTTCAGTTCTAGCATGTCCACTTTCTTGCCTACCGCATGTTCCAATGCCATCTTGCCAAACTTGTCGTATTCGTGCGTCACGCTCTTTGCTCTCTTCAGGATCTCCTTGTCTTCCAGGATTGTGTCAAACACCTCCGCTGGATCTGAGTAAACGTTCTTCATGATGTGCGTGTATGATCTTGAGTGTATGGTTTCAAAGAAGTCCCAGGTCACTATGCAACCTTCCAGTTCAGGATTGCTAACGTATGGCAAGAACATTAGACTCGGTCCTCTGCCCTGCACCGAATCCAACAGTGTTTGGTACTTCAAGTTACTTGTGAATATGTGTTTTTGTTCAGGTCTGAAGTTCATGAAGTCCGCCCTGTCCTTCTGTAGAGAGACCTCTTCTGGTCTCCAGAAGTAGCCCAACATGGTCTGGTTCAACTTGTCGAACTGTGGGTATCTGAAGTCGTCGTATCTCTGTATTCCACCGTCCTCGCCAAAGAACATAGGCTGTTTAGTGAAGTCAACTTTCCCCTGGTTAAAAACTGTTTTCGTCATAATAATTTTTGCTGTTAGATCATACAGGCGTCGCACTCTTCGCCGTCGATGTCTGTGGTTGTACTTATTTCCGGTGCTGGATTTTCAGGCTCTAGTATAACATCTTCGCCTTCGTCTTCTAACTGTGTTTCTATTCCCGCTGGTTGTACGTCTTCTTCCTCCCCTTTGAAGTCATATGTGTTCTGGTAGTATGATGTCTTCCATCCAAGTTTGTATGCTGTCAGCATGTCCTGTGCCATCACTGACAGAGGTACTTCGTTGTTCTCGAACTGTAATGGATTGTAACTCCAGTTACCACTGATCGCTTGATCAAAATATTTCTGCATCATTGCCACAACATTGATGTAACCCTCGTTGCTTGGCATGTCCCATAGCAGTGTGTAATCATTTTTCAGTTTAGGGAACCCTGGTGCTATCTGCTTCAGAGGACCTTTCTTGCTTTTCTTTATGGCCATCAGTGCCCTCGGTGGCTCGATGCCGTTGGTCTCGTTTGAAACCACTGAACTGCTCTCACTTGGCATCTGTGCCGACAATGTGCTGTGTCTCAATCCATACTTGGCTATGTCTTTCCTTAGGCTCTCCCACGCCATTCTCTGTTTGTGTGGTACAATATTATCAACATCCTTCTTGTAGTGATCTATTGGTAGCAGGCCGTCTGCGTATTTGGTTCTCTCAAACCCTTCACACTTGCCCTTCTCCATTGCTATGTTGCAACTAGCTCTCAATAAATGATATTGGAACGCCTCAGATAATCTGTCAACTAGATCCCACGCCTTTGGATCTGAATACTTGACGCCATGCTTGGCCAGGTAGTGTGCCAGTCCGATGTAACCGATACCCAGGCTTCTTCTTTTCTTTGTCGAAACCTCTGCGGCCCTCACTGGATAGTCTTGGTAGTCTATTATCTGTTCCAGTGCCCTAACACTTAGGTCACAGATGTTTTCCAGTTCACTTAAATCATTTAGTCCACCAACGTTTACCGCTGAAAGTATGCACAGTGCGATCTCTCCCTGCTCGTCGTGTATGTCTTGAATTGGCGTCGTTGGTAACGTGATCTCCTGACACAGGTTACTCATTGAAACTTTGTCTTTGAACGAACTGTGTGAGTTGCAGTGGTCAAGGTTCATTATGTATATTCTACCTGTCTCTGCTCTCTCTTTTAAAAGATCAAAGAACAAGTCCTGTGCTGGTACTGTTTTCTTTGGAATAGTTTTGTCTGCTTCATACTTCAGGTACAAGTCGTCAAAATCTTCTGTACCGAACGCTTCGTACAACCCTGGAGCCTGGTGTGGGGAAATAAGAGTGATGTCTTCCTCGTTCATGAATCTCTCATAGAACAATTTAGATATCTGTATTGAGTAGTCCATTCTTCTAACCCTGTTGTCTTCTGTGCCTTTGTTGTTCTTTAGTACAAGGATGTCTTCTATCTCTGGATGCCATATTGGGAAGTGTACAGTTGCGTTTCCGCCTCTGACTCCATTCTGTGTGCAACATCTCACAGTTGACTCGAATTTCTTTAGGAACGGAATGACTCCTGTGTGTTGGACCTCACCTCCTCGGATCTTACTGTTGATGCCTCTGATACGTCCTGCGTTGATCCCTATGCCTGCCCTTCTGGCAACGTATAAACCAATCGCCATATCGCTTGAAAAGATTGAAGGGAGTGTGTCGTCACTGTCGACAAGCACACAACTTGCGAACTGTCTGATAGGTGTCCTCACTCCTGCCATCACTGGTGTGGGTATGTTGATCTTGTGCAGTGAGATTGCATCGTAATATTTTTTCACATATGACATCCTTGTCTTTGCTGGATACTCCGCAAACAGTGTGGCCGCGATCATCATGTACATGTCCTGTGGTGTCTCGTACAGTTGTCCTGTGCTTCTGTCCTGCACAAGGTACTTGTCACAGATCTGTCTAAGTCCTGCATAGGTGAATTTTAGATCTCTTTCCCTCTTGATCCATGTGTTGAATTTTTTAATCTCTGTCTTTGAATACTTGTCTAGTATGCCTTTGTCATACACACCTGATCTGATGTTTCTTAAAATTAGTTTCAACAGCGGAATGTACTCATACTGACCGTGTGCTTCCTTCCTCACATCATAGGAAAGTAATCTCGCCGCGGCGTACTGGTAGTTTGGTGCCTCTAGACTTATGAGATCGTTCGCTGAACGCACTAGAACATTTTGTATGTCCTTGGTTGTCATGCCATCATAGAACTGTATGTTGGCGTTCATCTCTATCTGTGACGACGACACTCCAGACAGACCTTCACAGGCCTCTTCAACGACGAAATGGATTTTGTTGATGTCAAGGTCCTCCAGCCTGCCATCTCTTTTTTGAACTTTGATCGTACTAGAGTTGGTGTTCGGCATTAAGGTTTTGTATTTTTTGGGTTTGATTTTTGTTTTTGTTGTATCCATATTTATCTAAATCCGTGTGTTTAACTTTTTTTGTCTTTGTTTGTCATCCGTCATACGAATAAAATCACAGCGTCGTTATGTAATTTTATAATGTACTAATATTACGACAAAAAAAGTTTTCTGTCTATCTGTTTGTGAAGGTTATGCCAAGATTGTGGTCTGGTAATCTATTGTTGCCGCGGTACCTGTGTTGGTAGTTGTGAATTTCAATGCGACAGTTTCTGATCCTGCGGTAGAATCTTTGTCGTCAAGTGCGGCAGTAAGTTCAACACCCACGTCACTTCCGCTTTCAGTGTATGTGTCGTCGTAACTGACACCGTTGGTAGAAGCACTTATAACAAGTTCTCCTGTCCTGTCCAGTGTACCCCTAACAATTTTGTAAACAACTTTCAATCCTTTACCTGCTAGTGCTGGGTATTCATTGATCGTAGTGGCCGACGATGTGTTGTCTGCAAGAGTTTGTGATTTTATTGCTTTGGCTTGTATTCCTATACCTTGTAATTCTGGTGCGGCGTTTAAGTTTGAACTACCGTCTGATCTACGTAGGTCTGATCTTTCAAAGAAGTCCATCACAGACGAGCATTCGTCATTGTCGTACTGTATCACAGGAACTTCATTAAACGTGCCGGTGCCTTCAAAGTTGTTGGCCACAGTGCTGGCGTACCAGTTGCCTTGTGATATGATATTTCTTGGTCCAACACCGGCATCAGCACCTGCTGTGGGCTTGACATAGATTGCCTGTTGTCCAATGTCACTCCAACTCGAACTTGTGAAATGTACATCTCTTGGTCCATTTATTGAACCTGCTGTACTACCATCCATCTCTGCCCCTAACAATGCTCCGTAGTAGGCAGTTGAAAAGTCACAGTCGTGGAATCTGATGTGTGTTGAATCATCACTGATGTCTACCAACCTAGCAAATTTTGTGAACTGACATTGATTGAATACCACATTGGTAGTAGAGTACACTGATGTTGACTCGGTTACTGTTATACCCTTTGACGTGCTGGCATCTGAACCACCTGATGCGTAAGATCCTTGGAACTTGACATTGTTGAAATATGCTTTTGTAACTCTGTCCAATGATATCCCTCCATAAGCAACTGTGTTCCTTAAAGTCATGTTTGAAATCTGTATCTGTGTTGGTGTTGTGGCACTGGAGTTACCTATGTTTACTCCAACGTTGCCTTCATCATCTTGTGTGACCATTACGGCGTTGTTGCCTGAATTCCTTATTATGGTCTTGTCCGGACCTTCACCTACCAAGTGTGCGTATGGTGGTATCTTCAGTGCGGCATTGATCCTGTAAGTGCCTGCCGGGAAGAAAAGCACCCTCCTTGCCCTTGTGTCGTCTTTATCTGTGTCCGTGTAAAGTTCGTCTATCGCATTTTGTATCGCTGTAATGTCCGCTGTTGAGTCATCGCCTGCGGCACCAAAGTCTTTGACTGACACGTAATCATCTAATCTCTGTTGAAGAGTTCTCTGTTGGCTTGTACCTACAGGTGTGCTGTCTCCTAGGTACCCTTGGTATGTGTGGTTAAGTGCTGTCGTGAATGCTGAACTTCCTGATGTGACTATCTCCGTGTTGCCCACTGCTGGAGCACCGTCTGCCACTGTGCCGTTTCCAATGAACAATCGCTGTTCGTCTATGACCCAACCCAGTTCTCCCGCGGCCAGTTGCGGTAGATCTGTTCGTTTTCCACGTCTGTGCTGTATTCTTGATATCTGTACTATCGGCATATACAGTTATTTATTAAAGTATTTGCTTGTAGTATTGTTCCAACTTTGCATACCACTGTCCCACCCAGTGATCGTAGTTGTCTATGTCAAATGTCTGATATTCGTTGTTCTGTGTGCATATAAAGATACGTCCCGTCTTGATCTGGGTGTCGTACATCTTGTTGTGTGCTTCTGCATAGGCCACAAGTTGAAGATAGTAGTCTTCGACCCATTCTTTCTTCTTCAATCTACGTGCCTGTTTGAAATCCATTATGGCTGGTTCACCCTTGTACACACCAACCAGGTCCGTGGTGCCCGCGTAGAGTTCTGGATAATAAAGACTAACCTCTGATCCCCAGACCTCTGTGACATTGTTAAGTCCGTTGTCTATGATCACGTTGGCCATCTTGTGTGCCTTCTGCTGTATGAGATTGGATCCAGGCGTCCTGTCCTCCCCTTTCACGTGCTTCTCCAGGCTACGGTGCATGACCGTTCCTATGTTGGCACTCTCTGTGGTGATCTGTTGTGCCTTCTCCGCTCCAATCCTCTTACGCCATGCATGTAGGTGTGTCATGTCCTTGGTGGCACTCAGAACCGTGGTCACACTGGGCACCTGTCTGCCGTCTGGGGTCTCGTAGTGTCGCTTGCGATCCTTTGTCACCCTCGCCAGTTCACCGTATGGATACTTCTGATTGTATGTGATGCCCTTGTCATCAAGAACATCTTTTGGTATTTTCATGTAGTAATTATACATGTACACAATGAAAACGTCAATCAATATAAAAAAAACTAAAATTTATGTGTGCGGCATCCACAATACGACACATCCATTCTTGCTCATTTTTAAGATAGGTGTCCTCTACGTTGGCACCTATGTGAATTGTGGTTGTGATCATCTTATCTCTTTGTCAATGCACTTGCCAAGTCAGGTAATAACTCTCTCCAGGTTTTTCGTGCTCCACGGAACTGATCTTGTTTGTCATTATATCTTATAAATGCTTTTTGGAAGTGTATTTTATTTTCATCAGACATATTGTTATATCTTAAGTTTGTTATTTGGTTGTTGTAATATTGCGTTATGTTTGAAAAGTTTTTAAATTGTTCACTAGATTTTTCTAATTTATCTGCTATCTTATCTTTATATTCTTTAGGTAATATATCGTAGTTACAGATTGTTGGATAATGAACTTGTGCCATCCATGAAATGTTAAATTGTTTTCCAAGTTTGTTATCACAAAATTCTAACCACCATTTTATAAGGTCATCCAATTGGTCTATGTTTAATAATTGTATTGCTGGACTTAATGTAATATTACCGTTTGTTCCTAATAAGTTTTTATAAAACTCTAAGTTCTCACAAACTTTTTTAAAGTTGCTAGGATATCTTATGTACTCTGTTCGTTCACCAAGTCCATCAACACTTGCCCATACTGTCCATTGTTTCAATCTAGGCAACCATTTTGTTAATTTAGGATTTACATTTGTAAGATTTGTTGTAAGGGTAACAGATAAGTTTTTTAAGGTATTTTTTTGTTCTAAGTATTCAAATAGTTCCCAAAACTCTGGAATAACAGTTGGTTCTCCTCCAATGACTACTATACTATTAATATTCTGAGAAATATATTCAAATAATTTATTTTTAATTTTTGTATTTTGAAACCATTTGTATTCTACAGATAAATTGTTAGTCCATATATTGACATTACCGCTTTCTTTATAAACCCAATTTAGAAAATCTTTATCATTTTTTCCTATTTCAAGAAGTTCCTTTCCTATTTGGTTTGAGTATTGCTGTCCACACATTTTACATTTTAAGTTACAAAGATTGCCAAAGTGTAATTCCATTGTCGTGGGCATAATATCTATTGTGCCGTCGTCTTTGGTTAAAGCAAAGTTTTTTTCCATGTCATGTGTTTCACGCATAGACTTGTAGCCTCTAGTCTCTTGTTCAACACATTTAACACAGGCTGGTATATCTTCGCCATTAATCATTTTCAGTCTTGTTTGTTTTACATCATCAGAGTTCCATACTTTTTCCAATGAGGTATTATTGATGTGTAATCGATTGTTGTTTTTATCTGCAATATTATGCATAGTAGCACAACAATATCTTAAACTGCCACTCATGTGGACGTACTGGTGATTCCAGAGTTTGGCACAGTACGAACCGGTCATTGTGATTTTGTCCTCAAACTATTCACTACCATTTTCTCAAGTTCGCCTGTTTGCATTCCACAAAGTTCAAGATATCTTTCCTTGTTGTGTTTCACTATGTGCCTGAGACTGTCGTATAATTTTTTCAATCCAGGGAGGTCCAGGCAGGCCAGTCTGTCAATTACTTTTGATATTTCTATACATCTCAAAGCGTCTGACGTATAGTCATAACTTTCGTCCCAGTGATCATGGAATGTTTTGAACCCCAGTGTGCGTAGATCGGATAAAAATCCTTTTGACGCCATGGCAACAAACGGGGTCTCAGTCATGAAACACCTTGCCACCTTTTCACTCAAAGTTATACAGGATCCAGTGAACATCGTCTCGCAAACCACGTCACAGAATATGCGATTGTATCTTTGCATGATATCGTCCGCCACAGCACTCATGATATCGTCATGATCGGTCCGTGTGCTGAAATGCATGTCCTCATCTGTTTCCAGCGGGATTTTGCTTGTGGTCAATGGTGATCTCCTGATCAGATTCCCGATGGCGGCAAGATCCACATTGTCCATGCGACCTATGGAAGAAAAATTAAAAAGCAAGGCATCAAGATCCAGATTCGCCATGTGCCCGGCATTTGTGGTGCTTCTCACAAAGGTTTGATCGGTTTTGTTTTGGTGGTGCTGTCCAAGATAAGCACTAAGCCAAAGACGAGGCCAACTGCTGTTATTGACATAGATCCCAAAATGTTTATCAATTGATTTTTTGACAGTTAGAACCTTGTTCGCCACATGAGTGAAATGGTGGCTATACCATAACGTCTGCATGTATGGCCAGGTATCAGTTTCCTGCAGTGGGTTCCAAGATATTATGTGAAACTTCTCTCTGGGCCAGTTGTTTTGTTCGCACAGTGTATGTAAGACGTCCAATAGTCTGGTTTTGCCTTTCCATGGTATCTGCTTCAGATCGACCGGTTCTGTACTGGTGTCAATTATTACTTGCTTATGTGTGTGTGCGGCATTGGTTATCTTCATCACATCGTCGACTATATCTATCGAATAATGATTGTAGAGGTGTATTGTTATTTTTATTGTGTCTTTCACGATTAAAAAATATAAAAAAAACTAAATTATCTTATTTTCTACGATTCATCGCAGACTTGGCCATCTTCTTAACCACGTCAGTTGAGCCTTGGTCATCGTAATCCATCTCAGGATCTTTCTCTGCTTCTTGGTCCGTCTTGACCACTATCTTCTCGTTGTCGAAATCTGCCACAACGTTCTTGAGGTCACCGTCCGCATCATAGATCCTCTTGAACACATCATAGTTGAATGCCGGGTAACCGGTGTTGCTCATGATCTGTTTGACTGCGTCCATGCTGACATCACTTGGCATATCCTTCTCGTCGGCGTCGCCCTTCATGTTCAACAGGATGTTGATCAATGCTGACTCTAGGTCTGTGTCGCTTTTGTTGAATTCGAAAAATCTCACAGGACTACTTTCCTGCTAGTTTACTGAACAATCTGTTTGATGCTTCAAACACTTCTTTGGATTCTCTTTGTTCTCTGCCTTCAGGTTCTGTTCCACCCGCTTCGGCATCAGAGGCTCCAAACTCATCTGTCTCTTCTCCACCTTCTGAGTCCAGTGAGTCTAGATCTGTGTCCATGTCCATCGTGTCATCGGCGCCCATAGGGTCTGATGCTACTTCTTCTCCGGTCAAAATTCTTACACCGTTGTCCAGTTCTTGCCTGGTTGTCGTTAAAGTGGCTTCCGCCTGTTCAATCGCTGGTTGGATTTTTTGTAGGAATGCGTCTGATTTCTCAGCACCCATCTCGTCTCTGATTCTGTCTGCCAGTTCTAACATGCCTTCTGTCTTCATTGATGCTAGATCTTCCAAGAATGATGTGACCTTGTCCATCATGTCTTTTGCGGCTAAAATTAATTCTGATTGCTCCTCAACACCTTCTTTGGTCATTATCTTGCTGACTATCTTCTTCTCGTCTTGGTCCAGTGCCTGTCCCTTGTCAAGTTTGCTTTTCGCTGACAGTGTCGTTGATGCTACCTTGGTCATTGGGTCTGATGAGCCACCGTACTCTGCAAGTTTCCTCTCTTGTATCGCTTGGTTGATGATGTCCAGCATCATCTGGTTCTTCTGGTAACCGTCGTCCTTAAGTTCCTGTCCGAAATGTGTGTTCTGTGTGATCTCGTGTATCTTTGTCCTCACGTGATTGGCGTAGTCCTGTAGTTCTTCCTCGTTGAACTGTGAAAGATCCATGGTCATGTTGAATCTTGATTCGAATTCTTTCAGCAATGATTCTGTAGTAATGGGTTTTGTAAGGTCTAAGCTCTTCATACTGTGTTTATTTATTATCTATGCTCCGAACGTGTCACTAAAGATCTGCTGTATGTTTGCCTTGCACTCGTCCGCTAGGCGGTTAGCGACGTCCAACCTGTCCCAGTAAACATCCTCCATCTGTTCGTCCTTGTTCTTCTGTGCCTCCCGGATCATGCGTTTGGCACTCTGTATGTCGAAAAGTTGCGATGCGTGTTTGGCGTCAACGTCCAATATGTTGTAGGGCACGTTCTTGCCGTCCGCCAGGTAGTGTGCCACCAGTATGGCGGTCTGTTTGAGGTTGATATCATCGTGCAGTACCTGAGCCTCCAACATATCTGCTATCACGTACACGTATCTGGTGCCTGTGTGTTTCTTGGGTACGATCGCTATGTTGCCTATCAGGATGCCTTTTGAGAACTGTTTTGGTAGGTGTCGGAACGGTTGACGTGCCTGTTCCCGTTGTGCTAGGTCCGCCAGTTTGCTCTTCAGCCCGTAGGCCTCGATCTGTTTTACCAGTTCTGATTTATTTTTTCCTGTCATTGGCAACAAACTTTATCTTCCTATTTAAAGCATATTGCATGTGGGTGTCAAGTTTCTTTCGCACGAAGATGGCCTTGTCCGCCAACCTCTTGGCCCTGTCCGCATCCTCTGGAGACAGTTGGTCACTCCTGAATGATTCTGTTGCGTGTGCCCGGATGAATCCAACGTCCGTGTCTGTGACGTAGACCTTGACCCGCGGTGCTATCTGTATGAACATGTATTGGTAATTTTTAGCCTGGCATCTTCATCAGGATCACCACCACCGTAGATAGTAAACCTGCGACCACTGTGCCCGCTGTTGCTATGATTGTCTTTGTCTGTGACTTGTGACCTTGGGTCATCTCTTCGTTCATCTTGCCTAGACGAAGTTCGATCGCACTCAATCTATCGTGTAACCCTTTGTATCTCTCTGAACAAAGGTCCACGTGTGCTTCAAGGTTCTGTTTCTCTAATTCTGTTGTACTCATCAATATTATGTATTCTCTTAATTCCTGTTTGATCTCTCTGATCTCCGCCGTTATAGCCTGGAACTGTGCCTGTCGCATTGCCTAGATGAGCCTCTGTGTGTTTTTTGTTTGTGCCTAAATGTACTGTTATTTATCTATAGGACCGGCGTATGAAAAGTACGTGTTTATGACACCGCCCGCCAGTGCACCGATGATCTTCTGCCTATCAGTGCCGGCCATCTCCTTGGTGACGAAGGTGTGTATGGGCAGGTGTGCTGTGTTTGTGCAGTCGGCCACGATGGGTATGAGGCTGAAGTCCTCCACCAGGTTCTCGGTGGGGTCTGTGAAGTCTCCGTACACTCCCGACTGTTCCGTGAAGAACTGGAAGTGCCACGTGGAGTGTGCACCTTCGTAGTAGGATCCGAATGCGTGATTGCCCAGGTTGGGCAGTTCAACCTTCTGCGGCGGCTGTTCCCATGTGATGTTACCCCTCATCTGTAGCAGTTGCAACATTGTACTGAAGTTGGAGTTCTGATCTCGTGCAATGGCCAGTGTGTGCTTGTCCTTTATGTCGTGGCCCGCGTCTGTCGTGAACGGGAACTGCTTTTTTAGGTTACCGTTATCGGTTATGTCCACCAGTGTGTGTATTCTGTACTCATGCATCCTGTTTCATGTCCCTTTGGATCATGCTGACAATCTTGTGCTGTTCCTTCTCGACCACGCAGTCTATGTGGGTGTATCCCATCTCCTTGGCCAACTGGTATCGCTGTCTGCCACGCCACACTATCAGCACCTCTCCGTCCCTCTCTGGTGCCTCTTCTGGCAGGTCCGGACTGCCTCTCTTGTAGAATTTTAGGTGTATGTTCCGCCAGTAGTCCTGTGTCACAGGCCAAAGCATCAAGGGATAGTCCATCTCACCACTGGCGATGCTGACCTCTAGTTCATCACGATCTGGTATCTCCTCGTAGATGCTGGCCGGTTGTATCTCGTGCATAGCCATGGTCTTGATCTCATACTTTCTGGCATGGTCCAGCATGTAGGAATCTTTTGCCCTGAGGTGTTTCATATGGATATTTACTCCATAAAAAAAGGGCGAACCTAATTAAAGATCCGCCCTTTGGTAAAGTTTTAAATTACTACGCCGCGCCTCTTTGATCTAAGATTCCAAAGACTGTCTGCGCACCTGATGAACCTTCACCTTCTGCAGGCAAGTGTCTCATCTTGACCTGCACGTTTCCAGCACTATCACCAACACTGATTGCCGCTAGGATGTCGGTTTCTAAATCGATTTCTGCATCTCTAATAAGATCCGCGTCAATTGATCTATCGTCATCGTTCACGTTAGTGGTATGATTGTACATGTCCGGGGCACCTTCAACAATAAATTGGAATGTGTCGATAGAATCGTCCGCATTTATTGCCGCCACCTCAGAAGCATCATCGTCTGTGGCTTTCCTTGCCGTGAAATAGTTTTGAGCAAGTAGTGTTCCTTTGACATTAACAGTACTGGCAACCTTTTGGAAGGTACTGTCAAACGTTTCAGGGTTCGTAGCCGTACCAGTGATAGCATCATCAAATGTCACCTCAACGAATGTAAGTCCTTTTCCGTTGAATGCTTGTCTATTTGACATATTACCACTGTTGTTTCTTGTTATAGGCATTTTTGTTCTCCTTCTATATCAAACTATTACGCATTTACACCAGTGTCTGACATACCTGCTGATTGCTCAGTTACTGTCGCACCGCTGATAGTAGCCGCGATCTTGGCATTTCCGTTTAATGCTTGGATAGCCGCTTGAATCGCCGCAACTGTTGTAGTTGAAGAGATAGAGTCTAAACTATCTTTTCTCACCGCGTAAGTCACCTCTGTGTTACTAACTGCTAAACCACCTTTACCAATGATGTTCACACCTTGGTTGGCGATTGCTTGTTCGGCTAGTTCTAGACCGGCCTTTGTTGAGTCTTCGTTTGAAGCGTCTTCAGTTTCAGCCGCCATAGAGTTAATGAAGTCAACTGTTAGGTAGGCTACGTCAACACCCTCGAACTCATTGTTCATGTTGATCGCGAAGTTATTTTTTGAAATTGGCATTTTAAAGTCTCCTTATAATGTTAATACCGTTTGTTATTATTAGATGTTAGACACAACTGCAACTGTAGTTCCACCCACATCGATAGTAGCATCGTCTGAAGTAGAAGTTGAACTCGCTCTACATCTCACTGATCCTAACGCTTGTAGGTAAGTCTGCATGTTTGCCGCCGCCGCTGTCTGTGGTGATGCTGGAGTACCAGTTCCTGTGTTTGCCCAAGAATCTGATCTCTCAACTGCCACAGTGATAACACCGTTGGTTGTTGTTACATTATAGTACTTCAAAGTACCTCTTGTTTGGATCGCTTGTAAAATTCTGTCCACGATTCCATCTTTGTGCGTGTTCCCATCGATGTCAACTGCTGTTGTTGAACTGTCTTTGACCGTTACTGTGAAGTACTCGATCGCAACGTCACCAAATGTAGTTGTATCTGCTACGAAAACCGCATTGTTGTTTGAGTTAATTGCCATTTTTAATCCTCCTTTTTTTCTGATTCAAATGACTATGATCCCGCTCAGGGATCAAGTTGCAAGTATTTAGTGGTAAGATTGGTAAATTATGCTGTAATATTAAGATTTAAGCCACACTTCGTCACTCTTTGTTCGTTTTATGAACTTGTAACCTAGATCTTTCAGTATAGACTCACATTTCACAACAACATCAATCCTCTTGTCCCTTTTCATTTCGATGTTGATCACGGGATCGTTCTTGCTCAATGTTTCCCTCGCTCCGTTCAGTAATGGTATTTCAAAACCGTCAACGTCTATCTTCACGAAGTCAATGTTGGTCAATCCAAAACTGTCAAGTGTCCTGCAGTCTATGTCTCCGTCCTCTTCATGTAACACTGTTGAGTTAAAGTCTTGCTTGGCCTTGTGCTCTTTGTTGGACAGTCCATAAGGCCAGAGCAATACATTTTTCTCTTGTATGTTCTTCTCGAAACATTCTCTGAAGTTGGGGTTTGGTTCAAAACACACCACACTCTGGAATCTTTTGGCCAGGGGCCTTGTCCACTGTCCGATGTTGCTACCTATGTCCAGGCACACACGCCATTGCTTGACGTATTTCAAACTGGCATCTCTCTGTGCCTGCTGTCCGTTGCCCGCGTCTTCTAGATATGTTGGTTCTGTGTGCTGACCGTAGAGTACCCAGTAACTATTTTCGTTTGGCATCGCACTCTTTACATGCACAGTCTGGACAATCTCTGCACTCGGTACAGGATTTTCTACAGTGCTGTTCACACCCACACTTCTCACAGATATATTTGATCATTATTATAGTTCCTTGAATTTCTTTAGTATGTCAGTGTTGGGAAGTTTGGCCTGTAATTGCTGTTGCAGTCTGTGTAGGGTCTGCATCTTCATCTTTGAATCCAACTTCGTATAGTTGGCCACTGCTCGCCTGATGTTCTTGAGGTTGGCGTCTGTTATGTTAAGTGCCCTCTCAAGATGTGTTAGATTCTTGTAATGATCCTCCCAGGTCCTCAGATACCTCCTCAGTGCCATCACCGGTAACGGCTGTCTCTGCCTCATGGCCTGTGCCTGGTCCTTGTTCTTGAGCTTCTTGGTTATCTCGGGATCACCCGACACGATGGCCAACATGTTTGATAGATCATTGTTGATCATCCTGACTTGGTCGAAAGTTCCCTTGGCCATGGTCTGATCTGCGTATGACTTAGCAAAAACTATTGTGTCCTTGTGTTGGCTCATTAAGGCCAGTGCGAGGAAACTGAGATATATCCTCTCTGTGACCTCTGGGAAAGTAAATCTCTGCAAGTCACTATGCCGTCTTATTACCTTGCCCTCAGATACATACTTTAAAAATGGTGTTAACATACGGATATTTATAGGCGATATGCAACGAAACTTTATTCTCACAGACGTGATGAAGACCGGTGATCACCTCAAACTGGAACAATTTATTAATTCACACAGTTTATCAGATCAGGCCTTTGATATGACTGGCGAGTATTATACCTTGCACAACTACAACCTAGACAGTTATGATCGCAAGTTTGCTGTCATAGACATGGGCAAACAGAATTTTCGAATCAAGGATAATAAAGATTTTGTCTTAGAATTACAAAGACGTTGTGAACTATTACACAGCCAAGGATTTGTGTTTATCAAGGCCAATCCGTGGGAATCACAGGAGAACTGCAAACAGATAGCACAGTTTCCAGAAATAGAAATAAAGCATATCAAGTGGACCGGTGGGGTGAGTTGGTTTTGGTGTTTCATGTACAACAAACACAAGAATAATAGATTTAATTTTGATCACCTAAGCAAAAAGTATGACTTCCTGTATCTCAACAAGGAACCAAGAGCACACAGGCAAAAATTGTATAAGAAATTATTTGACAATGGTATATTAGAAAACAGTCTGCACACACGTTGGCCAGATAGGAAACTGCCTGCGGAGTATGAACTGCCATGGGCACAGGACTATCCACGGTACGGCAAGGACCAAGACATGTTCGAGAAGCCATACAACGACACTGCTTGTAGTATTATTTCAGAGACCAACGACAACGACTATGAAGTATTCATGACAGAGAAAATATGGAAACCAATCATAGCACAACAATTCTTCGTAGTTCATGGCAATTACCTTTACCTACAAAGATTACGAGAAATGGGGTTTAAGACTTTCAACAATTACTTCGAAGAAGCATACGACTTAGACAGAGATCCAGATGTGAGAATTAACACCATAGTTGATGTTTGTGACAGGTTACGTGATGCTCCGTGGCAAGACTTTTATCTGCAGAGCCAACTATTAAGACAACACAATTATGATAATTTTTTCAATAAAGAGAAATTAAGTTTGGAAGTCAACAAGACCCTAGAACTATTTCTTGAATTTGCTGATACCGGTCAAGTTCCTACGTGAGAATCCCAACCTATCTACTAACTTGACAGCATTGCCTGACCTGTCCACAGCAACGAATCCCTCTGGCTCCGTGACAACCAATCCACCGTCGGTTTGTTGGAATGATCCTATGGCCTGTGCCTGGTTCATCTTCTTGAGAACGAATGCTTTCATGGTCTGCACTGCTTTGTAGAACATCAGCATGGCCTGTAGTGGTTTCTTTGCCCTGTTAAGGAAAACGGGCATCTGTTTCATCTTGTCCTGTCTCAGTTGCAAGGCCTTCTGTGCCTTGAGTCCTGACATCTGCTGTTGCATTCTGTCTGCGTAGAACTTCTTGAATCCTAGAAGGAACTTGTTGACATCACTTGGCAACTGGCCTTGTTTGACCATTGCGTTGATGTACATCTGGAACATGGGTATGAAGTCTTGGTTCTGTCCCAACACACTGGATAGGTTTTGTGGAACACCACTTAATAGTGTCTCTAATTTTTCTATTCCGTTATAGAATTGTTTTGTCTCTGCATCTGTGAACTTGGCCGACCCTGACACATCTTTGTAAGTGGCATTGTCAAAGAACACATCATTGCTTTTGGCAAATGAACTTATATCTGCTCCGCCTTGTGCGTTCATGTCTGCCAGGGAGTCACCCACATAAGTTGTGTGGAATATTATGCCAACTTTGGCTCTGTCTATCTGTTTGCCCAATTCACTTGCTTCGGGAACCGCGTAGGTGATTGTGTTTGGAGTAAATGTTAAATTTGGTTTACCATCAACGTTTTTACGTGTAATGTCTTCGTCAGTGAATAAAAGATCACCTTGCACTACCCCTTGGATGTTTAGTTTTTTTAGATGGACCAAACACTTGAGCAGTTTCTGTCCCAGGTCGTCCGTTCCGTGATTGTTCGCTATGTCTCGTTTGGTGTAGTTGATTTTTGCGTTCTTGGCAAACACGGATTTCGTTCCAACAAAGAATTTACCATTGTCTGGATTAGTACCACACACCACAGCAGGGGCACCATCCCACTTGACAGACACACTCATTGATTCTGAACTTGTGCCTTTAAGTGTCAATAGTAATCCTCTGAAGTACTCCAGCACTGCTTTACCACCCTCATAGCCGTCAGTGATAACAATGTCCTCGATGTGTTCCAGGTGCGTCCTTTTGAATTCGGTAAGGACATCTTCTATCAACATTGTTAGTCCTCTTGGTATTCGCCGTCTTTTATCTTAAGGATGTTTTCTTTAATGTCTTTGTTTTCTTTGATTCTTGCGACACCTTTTGTGAATTTAGATGCATCCATGTTTTTCAGTGCAGAGTTAAATTTTTTCTCTAGTTTGAACGCTGTGTCTTGATCGAAGTTTTCCCTGATGTAGGTCATCAGCCTGATCGCACTTTCCAGGATGTGAGAGGCCCTGCTTTCCACGACCTCTTCCTTGTCTCTTCTGAGAGGCATTGAGCTCAGTTCTTCTAATAGACTTTTAGTGTGTTTTTGCATTGTAGGTATTTACTTCTTATTGTAACACAATTTTAGTATAAGTCTACTGGGAGACCAGTTTTTTATACACGAAATACTTACGTTGGTTGGTGTCATCACGTATATCTAGCACTTTTAAGTTAAAAATTTCTGCCAGTTCTATGATAAAAGGCACATTCCAAGCAAAGAACTCTATCCAGTCCGCCTCAGGCTTATCGTGTTGCACTCCTGGGTTTACCCTGAAGAACATGGTACCTCCCTCTGCCAACAGGTTCACACATCTTGATACCTCCTCAATTATTTTGTCCCTGTTACCAAAGTTAACCGAACCCAGACACATGATCACGTCAAACCGTTGATCCGTCTTGTAGTCCAGTGTGCTGACCTGTAGGTCCGCTCGATCGTTGTAGGGGTCAATGCCTATGAGATTATCTATCTTGCCCTTGAACTCGTTATAACCACAGCCTACATCAAGAACTGCCCTTGGTTTGAGACTGTTCACTTCGTCGATAAGTGCCACACCCGAGTACTTCCATTTCTTCATGTCGTTCTGCCAGTACTTGGAGAAGTACTTGTGCAGGCAGGCGTCGTCTATGGCCTCCACGTATTGCTCCAGTGTGTCGCAACGTTCCACTTCCACACCGAATGTTTCCAAGATGTATGGTTGTGTTATCTTCGTGAGATCGTTTTGGCTATGTGCCAATAATTGGGCAAATATTTTTTTGTTCATACACTATATTATATTATTGTAAACTTAAGGTCTATATCTTTTTCTTGATGGGCTTCGACAGTATCTCTCTGGTCTGATCTGTCATGACCCCTGTGATTACCAACATGGGTCTGGGCTTGTTGCTGGCGTTTGCGGTTGCGTGTGGAATGTTCTGCCAATCGAATTTGTGTATGTCTCCTGTTCTCCATCTGTCGAACTGTTCATTTCCATACATCAGGAACTGTCCAGGTTCCCAGTCCTGTAGCATCACCATTATACGGACAACATTGTTTGGATCAGCATCCAAATCATACAGTTTGTCTATGTGCATGTTCAATACCTCACCTGTGAACTGCACGTGTAGTTTAGACTTGGTCGATGACAATTCAAAAAAATCTGTCATCTTCTGTAGTGTTGGACATCTTGTAAAATCTTTCAGTCCCCTGTATATGGTCATCTTGGGATCAGCACCTGATGTCCTTAGATCATTCTCTTCTGCTTCTACATCGACATTGACGTCTTCCCTGCCTGTGCCTTCCCTACGGTTACCCCAGTTCAGGGGTTTGGCATCTTCTATAACTGCCTGTAGTTCGGTCTGCCAGCCACCCGTGAACTTGCCCAGATGTTGCACACAGTCTGTGTCCCGGTGCCACTTGTTGAAGTGATAGTTGCTTCTTGCTCTTGCGTCTTCCCAATTACTTGTAGACATATACTTCGATTCCTTTTGTTTGGTAATCGTGAAATTTTTGATGTTCACCCTTTGGCGATTTTATATCAAGCATTTTACACAACTCGATATTGTTACTTACTCTATTAATTTTGTTACTATTGTCTTTTATGAACTGCATTGTGTCTCGGTTTTCTGCCTGTATGTGTTCCCACATGAGGTCGAGGTTCACAAAGTGTTGGTAGTTTGGATATGTGATTGTGAACTCGCCACACAGTTTCCACCATTCAAGGCATTCAAAATCGTTCCTGTACACCATGACAATGGGATGGCCTAGATCCTTGAGATGATCCAGCTCGTGTGCAAAGGTGTGTGATTTTATTATCCTCTTGCCTGTACCTGAGAAAGGCAGATCCCAGTTATCTGGTGTGGCCCTGAACTCCATTCCTGGATCAAAGTAGGCTCCAATGTGCATGAGATGTCTGCGTCCAGGGGTATCGGCATCGTGCCAGTAGGTTCTTTCTTCTGAATAGTCGGTGTGATCTATGTCCTCACTCCAGTAGATATTCTTGACGACACTACTCCACTTTGATCCCGGCGCCCCTGTGAACAGTATGTACATTATTTGGTCAGCTCTTCCTTGTAGATCGCATTGTAACCCAACTGATTCTTTCCAAAATCAGACAGTGTTTTCAATGCACCCGGTGTGATGAATGACTTCAGCGTCCTCACTGCGGCGTCACCCTCTGCACCCGTTCTCCATTCGTACTTGCCGACCTTCTTCTCGATTGCGGCCACTGACTCTGGATCCTTGATCATCTTATCGAGTGCGGCCACAAGTTTGTCCTTGTTTGGATTGCCTGTGTTGACCCAGAATGCTTTCTGTAGTGCATCTCTCCAACTCTTGACAAGTTTGTATGCATCATAGAAGTCACCACTCGGTGCAACTCCATACGTGGATTCATAAAGTGCTTCGAATGTTGGCTCTGTGAAGTTGGGATCGGCGTCATGCTCGCCCGTTTTCACGTTCAGTAGTCCATGATGAAACCAAGTGTATGCGTCACCCTTGCCTATCACCGGCATCACGTGTTTCTTGTATGCGGCAGGGTTTTCCCTGGTTGCGTTCAAGTCACCCCTGATGAATGCAAGTCTTCTCTCAGACCCTTTCATTCCTTTGACCCAAACAATCTTGTCTTCGAATGTTTTGATAGGATCACCGTCAGGTCCTGTGAGCAACATCACGATGGCCATGATCTCCGGGGTCATTCCAGATCCTGATGGAAACTTTATTGGTCCGTTTGTCGTGTCCGCTTTGTTCCTAGCACCCACGATGATGTTGAGGTTCATGTGTCCAATAGATTCCCAATCGAAGTAGTTGTATTCCACAGGCTCCACAAGGTATGATATACCGTTACCACCATGTGATACCAGTATGGTCTTGTCATCGAACCTCAGTTTGTTTTGGAACTCGTTTGGTCCCAGTTGGTCTCTTGCTCCTGGCTTGTAGATGAGGTTGATCTTCTCACCTAGGTGTTTCTCCCATTCCGCTACAACTATCTGTGCCCACACAGAAGTTCCACCAGATGGTTTTTGTGGCACGATCAAGTTGTAATCTGCCAAGGCTGTTGTTGTCATCAACACCAACGCCATTATTGTTTTCTTAAGCATAGTCTAATCGACTCCTCTTTGTTATTCCCCAATACAATAATGCAAATACACAAATCATTATGCCAATGAAGATCGGTCTAGTGATCAGATCGTCTACCGTATGCAAGGATGTTAGTTGATAAGTGAGGTTGTAAATCCTGTCACTCAATATGAATCCAATCAACAGTGCTGGCCTGCTGACTTGGAATTTTTTACAAAGCACTCCGAATATAGAGAATGCCAATAGTACCGCTAGGTCTTCCCAACCACCTGTGTATTGCAGGCTCGCCCATACAATAAAGCCAAGTATGATAGGGAAATAGTAAACGTAAGGAATACGTGTAACCCAACCAGCGAAGTATGCCAGTCCATAACATAAGACAGCAGTTATTATAGTCCCAAGTAGGAACGCATAGGTCATGCTGTCAAATAATTTTTCGTCGTAGAAAGTGTCTGGAGATCCTAGGTCGATTCCAATGTAAAGCCATAATCCCATGAGGATGGCGGCGAAACTGGCACCAGGGATACCAAACAGCACAGTGGGAATGAATGAAGATGCCTTCTGTGCGTTGTTGGCCCCTTCTGCACCCACAACACCTTTGACATTGCCAACGCCAAACTTCTCCTTGGGATTGGCCGCCACCGTGGCACCGTATGCCAACCAGTCTGCCATTGCTCCACCCAGTCCAGGAAGTAGTCCTATGAAAGAACCTATGAAGCCTCCCCTCACGCTGTCCTTCCAGCATCTGATAGTGTCCTTTACGCCTTGTTTGAGATCACGCCAACTGCCATGTTCTGCCCGGATCGTTGTTGTCTTCTTCCTGTTGAACCATCCGTCCCAAAGTTCTGGTATGGCGAAAAGTCCTGCCATGTAAGGTAATATCTGCACACCGTCTTCGAGGTATCGCCAACCCATTGTGAATCTCGGAACGTTGTTGACGTCAACACCAACCAGTCCAACGGTCACGCCTAAAACGATAGCAAGGAAACTCCTGACATATCGCCTAGTGGATACAAATCCCACGGTGACGAATGCCAACAGCACCAATGCCCACAGTTCGGGTATGCCCATGTAAATCACAACTTTGGTGTACCATGGCAAGAATAGAAATGTGAGTGATCCCCAGAACAGTCCATTGCAGGTCGATGAAGTGATTGCGGCACTCAGTGCCCTTGTGGCCTCTCCGTTCTTGGCCATGGGAAAACCATCAACCATCGTGGCGGCCGCGGAGTTGGCTCCTGGTATGCCTAACAGCACACCTGCAAATGAATCACCGGTTGTTGAGGATGCCACAACTGCCACACAGAATATCACGCCCAGGTAGGGATCTCCCACGAAGTAAGGCATGACTCCAAATAGTGTGATAAGACCTGTTGTTGCTCCCGCGGCTGGTATTAGGCCAATGATTAAGCCGTAAACAATACCCGCCATTAATATAGCAAGTTCCATATACTATCGATTTTTGGGGTTGATGTTGTGAACTTCCTTGGGAGCGTTACAACAAATTATGTGTTTTTACTTATAACCTATACTATATACTTTATATGAGATTGAGTCAACAACAAAAGATCCGGATGTACTCACACCACGATCACGACATGGACTTTGAGGACGAGTTCTGGCCCATAATGGGCATACTGTTGGCCATACTGGGCGTGTGGACAGGCATAATACACTTAATAGATTGGCTCACCATAGATGCCATCCCATGGTGGCTGGAACCATTCACTATAACACCTGTCATATTCCTGATCATAATGAAGGAACACTACGACTCGCTGAACCCTCTGCACTGGTGGCCCATGTTCTGGGGTTACAATGCCAAGTTACCGGAAGAGGACAGAATAACAATCAGGCCGTTGGACACGGAAAGGATAATGGACGAACACGGTGGTAGACTGAACGTGTACATCGTAGACTACGAACACATCAAGTTCCGTAGGCGGAAGGATGCCGTTATCTTTGGTCTGAGGTATTTCTAGAAGACACAAAAACTGTGCCGTATTTCTTTTCGTAGACGCTGAGCTTGTCGGAGAGTTCTTTGACGATCTGCTGGTAGTCCGCAACCTGCACTTCAAGGTTGCCTATCTGAGCCCTCAGTAATCTGACTTCGTCCTTACTTGCCCTGTCCTGCATACGCCTTGTAACTTCTCTTCTTGGCCTTGTTCATAGAGCTCATCTTGATCCTGCTCTTGTTCTTGCCTTGGGAAGTCTTCTTGGGTTTGCCTTTTGTGTATCCTGAAACATTTATTGCCATGTTCTTATATTATAGTAGACAGTTCTTGAAGTCAAGTATATAATGTAAATAATATTATGATCAAATATCAACTAAGATGCAGATGTGAACACGAGTTCGAAGGTTGGTTCCCAGACAGCAAAGAATACAAGAGACAGAAGAACAAAGGACTTATCAACTGTCCCATGTGCGACAGCACCGCGGTGGACAAGGCCATCATGGCACCCGCCGTAAAGACCTCCAAGAAGAAACAGATACCAGACGACTACTTCGTGATGGGGGAGACCGCAGAACAGATACTGCGTAAACTCAACAAGAAGATCAAGAAAGATTACCAGGACGTTGGTAAGAACTTCGCCAGGGAGGCCAGGAAGGCACACAAGGGCAAACGTGACCAGAAGTTCTACGGTAACCCCACAAAGGAAGAGACCAACAAACTGCTGGACGAAGGCATAGACCTGTTCGCGGTGCCGGACTACAAGGACAATTAGTCCCAATAACAATAACTTTTCTAGCCGGTTGACCAAATACACTTTCTAGTATATAATTGTAACATGGAACGTAGGATAACAGAGATTGAAACTCCAAAGTTACGTAACCATAACAATAACAATAGGAAAAGGAAACAATATGCTAACAAGTATGTTCAATACACTTTTTCCATCTACTAAGAAGGAAACAAAAACCATGGCAAACTCAACACAATACGTTGTATACACAAGAAACTTCAAATCAAGAGCGAAGCAAATTGGTGTATTTGCGGAGCCGGCTTCAACTTACAAAGTAAATGGTGAAGTACACGGTGGTAAAATCAAGTTCAAAAACCTAGCAGTAAAAAACACTGCAAGAAAAACAGCGACTAACAAGTTGTTATCAAAAGGTTTGGACTTTACAGTAGAAGTATTAGGTGTTGCACCTAAGAACTCTGCTTTGACTATGAAGTCAAACATCATTTCTTTATTAAAGAAATCAGGAAGAAAAGTAATTAATTACTCTGCTTAATTCCCAATAGTTAAGTTGTTAGAGTGGGCGACGAGAAATCTTCGCCCCTCTATATATAGAGGCATAAGTAAAATTGAGACAAGAGTAACAAGACAAGACGCAGAAGAATTAACAACACTCCCGCCCTATTTTAGATACAAACTACCTCATAAAAGTAACAATAACGAAAGAACAAACATGAGCAATCAAGGAACAGTGAAATGGTTCAACGCCTCTAAGGGTTTTGGATTCATAGCACATGAAGACAAGGATGTCTTCGTACACATCTCAGCAGTGGAGGCCGCAGGCCTTAACTCGTTGAATGAAGGTGACACGGTTACGTTTGAAACACAGGATGGTCCTAAAGGACCTAGTGCTGTGAATCTATCAGTAGCGTAAATTTAGAGTATAAAAGGGGCAATGCATAAATGTATCGCCCTTTTTTTGTGACTTAAATATCTGCATGGAAAAAAGAACAGTTCTATGGTACTGGTATAAGATAGATGAAATAGAGATTGCCTCTGAATTAGGTTTTGATATATTACCAGGAACCGTGATCAAAAAACAATATTATGATAGAAAGAAAATAAACAGCAACGACTTCAATGTTGTACTGATAGATTTTTTCTTTCATGAAAGTCACGAGAGAATCAAGGAGGACTTATCGTGGGCCGATCTAGTGATACACTATACCACAGAAATTGTTTCAGGTCCGTGGCAGGAATATGAAGATTTGATTTTTAGAACTTTTAATAACAAAAATTTTATCACAATATGTAACGGGCTTGCCAATATGCCAAGGCATCCTAGAGAAAGAGTATTTGCAGATGCCCAGACTTTCTTTACGAGGGTGGCGAAACACTTTCCTAGCACAGAGGTAAAAAGAGTAAAAAAACATAAAACTATTTTTTTTGATGCACTTCTTGGAAAACAAGGTACTAGACGAGACAAAATCTTCAAAATTTTTAAACAAAACGATCTACTAGAAAAAAACTTGGTCAACTATTATTGGGATATGGGTGATACAATCTATAGATCTCCTTTATTGGACATGTACGACAGCAATCCAATAGTTGGCTCATCTAATACATCACAAACGGAAATTCCCTTGAGCCATGTAATACCAAACGCAATTTATGACTGTTCGTGGTTTTCTGTTGTCTCGGAAACCTACTCAGGCACAACATTCATCACTGAGAAGACAGCAAAGTGTTTGCTTACTGGCAGATTATTTGTGATGTTTGGAGAAATGGGGCATCTAGCAAAACTTAGAAGTTATGGTTATAAAACTTTCGCACCATTCGTAGACGAAAGTTATGATCTAATACAGGATGAAGACGAGAGAATAAAACAAGCATTCACACAGGTACACAACTTATGCAGACGAGATGATATTAGTGAAGTTATAAATGAGCTGTACCCTATTTTTTCACACAATCAAAAATTACTTTTAGATAACGAATCTAGATTAACAAATTTCAAAAAATTTTTATTACCTTATCTAGATCAAAAAAAACGTTAGAAAATAACATTGTGTGTATAATGATCATAGTATGAACCAAAAACTTGGTGTTTGAACCCATGACCTATTGACTCGTTTTCACATATTTCATTAAATTTCTCAAAATCTTCTTTATTAACAAAATCCAGTTTGATTTTTAAACCTTTGTTGTTGTCCACTAGTTGGTAGGTTGTTTTGGAAATGAGCTGTTTGACCCGTTTGTGCCACACTATTGCAAATTGCTCTACAGCATCATCGAGGTTCGAGAAAGTTTTAAAATCAAATGCTCGCCTGAGGTCACAGTCAACACCGTCAAGAAAACCAAGGAATGCTGGGTGACCTTCTATCAAGAAATTCTTTAAAGAATCAGTGACGATCTCCTGATTTTTAGAATTCACAAAATAGTACCTGCCGCTGGTGCTTTCTTTGTTGAAAGTTCCTTTGAAGGCTCCTAGGTCCACAAGATAAAATATTTTAGTTGTCTGCATGGATAATGTTGTATATGTCCATGGTGTTAGTTAATTTTCCATTGTTGTATTTTCTCAAAAATCGAGAGGTTAGATCCCAGTTGCCTTGCACATAGGTAGATAGTATCAAAAGTTTTTCATAATCATGAAGTGAGTCTATATCTTTGGGTTGTTGTCTTCCAACACAATCAACGCTGTCTACTACTTTTTTATTGAAGTGCTCAAAGTGTTTAAGATTGTTCCTGCGTTTGTTTTTCAAGAAATCAGAAGTATTTGTTTTGATTCTCTGACCAAGAAAGTTTTCAAAGTTTTTGACAAAGAGATCAAAGTTATCAAAAAAATCATCCATTTTGATGTCAAAACATTTTTGTGACTTGCTGTTGTCTGGAATATGCCAATATATATTACCAAGAAGTTCTTTATAAAAGTTTTCTCCTTTCGCGATATCATAATACTTGTGCATCGTGCCACTATCGGGAAAATCGCCAAAAAATTTAATATAATGTAAGTACTTTGGAAAATATGACAGGTTTTTTGAAGCAAAGTATGGTTTGAGTACTTTCGTACCTTCTGGAACACGACTGTCATCGTGCGGGTGAAATGATTTTATTTTTTCATCAATTGTTTTACACTCGAGGTGAGAATTATCTTTATCGTTGAGATCAAATCCTACTTTGAACACCTGTGTGGCCACTGCACACATAAGCATGTGTCCCATGTTACCTGGATTCCAACTGACTCCCCACACATCATTTTCCATAATAAATCACATTCTCCGCTTTTGGATATGATCTCCACGGATCAAATATTATTGTGTTTTCATCACATGAGAAATTGTCTAACTCATGCACCCTGACCATCACTTCCACAGGGGTGTCAAATCCGTCTACGATCTGTCCTCCATGCTCTTTGACATAGTGTTGCAACAGTAAAGAACTTGATCCGTATGGCATGTTCACTCCTGACTTGTAACTGTCTGATGAGAAACATATATTTTTTCCGTGTTCTAGAATGGCCAGTGCCATGTTCTCTGCCTGTTTCTCCCTTGCTGTCATTATGCTCTCGAACATGTCATATCCCAGGCCAAGATCTTTGGCTAGCCAACGCAGTGCGATGTTATCCCTGGGATGGCATGCGCCACCATCACCCATGCCCGCTTTCATGTAGGCAGTACTGACTATACGCTTGGTGCTCTTAGCCAGTGCTTGTGTGACCACATCAACATCCATGTTGCCTATTTTGTGTGCCACGTCCTGAATCATGTTGACCAATGCGACCTTGTTGCTGATGAACGTGTTGTAGAATATCTTCATTGACTCCACTTCCTCGAATGTTCCAAACTCTATCCTTGGGTAGTTGTCGCAAACTTGGTTGTAGAAACTTTCTAACAGCTCTGACCTGATCTTGCAGTTCTTTCCTTTCAGTCCGTTCTTTGATCCTATCATTATCATCTCCGGGTTGATCATGTCATCTGCCACTGTGCCCATCGCGATGAGATAAGGATTGTACATCAGTTTGGTGTTGGTCATTAATGGTTCTAACTCTCTCCTACAAGTGCCTGGCAACACTGTTGATATTAATACTAGGGTCTGCTCGGAGTTCATGTATTTGTTACACTTGCTCAATACTTGCTTGACGGCATCATAATTGAAATCCTTGACCGGGAGATGGCTTGTGGGTGCTCTTCCGTCATACCCGTCCTCGTGTGGTGTTGGGATGGCAACAAAGACTATGTCCCTGTCTCTGCATAGGTCCTCTATGGATTCTCTTATCTCCACAAGGTCACTCCTCTTGTCTTCTATGTCGTAACCCGCGACGTGGAAACCTTTCTTCCTTATGGCTTCCGCACAGGGCATACCCAACTTGCCGAGGCCTATGAAGCCAATCCTCTCCCCGTATATGATTGGCCTACCAAAGAATGATTCAAACATATATGCTAGTTATGGCTCGCTATTGGCTCGCTATTAGGTCTTTGATTTTATAGATTATTTTGAGTAGTCTGGCAGAGGTCCACCATACTTACGACCTTTGATACGTTTGCCGCTGACCTTCA